ACTCTTCAGTCCACACGACGTTCCTGGTCTGTATGATGCTTTTGGCACTCCTGGATTTGACGAGTTATACAATGTTTATGAACGAGATGAGTCTATTCCAAGAAAAACTATCGGTGCTCAAGAACTCTTTTTTGACCTCTTAAAGGAAAGAGCAGAAACTGGTCGAATTTATATCATGAATATTGACCACTGCAATTCTCATTCTTCTTTTATTGACAAAGTTGAGATGAGTAATTTGTGCCAAGAAATTACACTTCCTACAAAACCACTTCAACATATTGATGATACTGATGGTGAAATTGCTCTTTGTATTCTTAGTGCTATTAACATTGGTAAAATTAGGGATCTTGAGGATCTTGATGTTCTCTGCGATCTTGCTGTTAGGAGTCTTGATGAACTCATTGATTTCCAAGGTTATCCTGTCAGAGCAGCAGAAATCGCAACCAGAGCACGTCGTTCCCTTGGAATTGGATATATTGGACTAGCACATTATCTGGCAAAGAATTGCAGGAGATATGAGGATCCAGAAGCATGGAAACTCATTCATAACCTAACAGAGGCATTTCAGTACTATCTTATTCAGGCAACTGTAAATCTTGCTAAAGAAAAGGGTGCATGTGAATATTCACATCGTACTAAGTATGGTCAAGGAATTCTCCCAATTGATACATATAAAAAAGAAGTAGATGAGATTGTGCCAAATGAGCTTCACTATGATTGGGAGAGTCTTAGGGCACAAGTTAAGCAGTATGGAGTCAGGAACTCAACACTGTCCGCACAAATGCCTTCGGAGAGCAGTTCCGTTGTGTCAAATGCCACAAACGGAATTGAACCACCTAGAGGATACTTGTCCATTAAAAAATCAAAACAAGGACCACTTAAGCAAATTGTTCCCCAATATGGAACTCTTAAAAACAATTATGACCTCCTTTGGGATATGCAGTCCAATCGTGGTTATATTAATATTGTTGCTGTAATGCAAAAATTCTTTGATCAGGCAATTTCTGGTAATTGGAGTTATAATCCAAAGCATTATCCGAATAATGAGATTCCAGTGTCCATAATGGCACAAGATCTTTTAACTACATATAAGTACGGATGGAAAACATCCTACTATCAAAACACATATGATATCAAGACCGATGAAATGGAAGATTCCAGTGAATCACTTGATAGTTTAATTTCTCAATTAGAAGCAGCAGGGGAGGAAGACTGTGAGTCTTGTAAGATTTAAGACAAATAATGAAGAACGTCCAATGGTCGATTCTATGACCGTCTTTAATTCGGAAGAAGTTGATACCAAAAAACAACCAATGTTTTTTGGAAAACCATTAGGAATTCAAAGATATGATTCTTACAAGTATCCAGTATTTGATAAGTTGACGACGCAACAACTTGGATATTTTTGGAGACCTGAGGAGGTCTCCCTCCAAAAAGATCGTGGAGATTATCAGTCACTTCGACCAGAACAGAAGCATATCTTTACTAGTAATTTGAAGTATCAAGTTATGCTTGATTCGGTGCAAGGAAGAGGTCCTGGTATGGCATTTGCCCCATACTGTTCTCTTCCAGAATTAGAGGCATGTATGAAGGTCTGGGAGTTCATGGAAATGATTCATTCCCGCTCTTACACATATATTATCAAAAATGTTTACTCTAATCCTTCAGACATTTTTGATACGATTCTTAAAGAGGATCGTATTATGGAACGTGCAGTGAGTGTCACTCAAGCATACAATGACTTTATCAACTCAGCACATCAGTATGATAATTCTTCCGAGTGGATACACGCATTAGAACAAGTTCCCTACGCACAAGAGGCAAGGTATGAACTCAAACGCAAACTCTATAGAGCAGTTGCAAACGTTAATATTCTTGAAGGTATTCGCTTTTACGTATCATTTGCTTGCAGTTTTGCATTTGGCGAACTCAAGCTTATGGAAGGAAGTGCAAAAATCATCTCACTAATTGCAAGAGATGAGAATCAGCACTTGGTCATTACTCAAAATATTATGAAGAATTGGATGAATGGTGATGATCCTGAGATGAAAAAGATTGCCAGGGAGGAAGAACCTTGGTTAATTAAAACCTTTGAAAATGCAGTAAACCAAGAAAAACTCTGGGCAGAGTATCTGTTCAAAGACGGATCTATGATTGGTTTGAATGACAAACTGTTACAGCAGTATGTTGAATGGATTGCCAATCGTAGAATGAAGGCAATCGGACTTAAACCAATCTATGACATATCAGCAAAGAACAATCCACTTCCTTGGACAGAGCATTGGATTTCCTCTAAGGGTCTTCAGGTTGCTCCTCAGGAAACTGAGGTTGAATCGTACATCGTTGGAGGAATCAAACAAGATGTCACAAAAGATACATTCGCAGGATTCAGTCTCTGATCCTAGAAATGAGGAAGATTATGATACATGGGAATATGGTACTGAACCAATTCCTTATGATCATACTTGGAACGAGGATAAAGATTCTATAGAAGCATATAAAGAAGCAGCAAAGTCTGATGAATTGCTGTTTGGAGACTATAACGTATATGGGACGTATGAAGAGGACCAATAAGGTCCTCTTTTTTTTATAAATATTTTTTATAGAACGTTAAGAAAAAAATGAAGTCTTTATCGGGATCAGAATATAGAGAACTTATAAGTTTATATGAAAGCATATATGCACCTAAGTTTGAAAGTATTTTGGATGAATTTACTGATGAAGATTTACTTGATCTTACCGACGAATATATTGAACAACAAGTAGAGGAATTTTTCCTCGAATGCTTGGAAGAAGGTTTAGATATTATTATCGTAGAAGAAACTATTTGCGAATCTATTGATCAATCTTTAGAATTGTTGAGTGAGGCAAAAGTTACAGTTGGGCATGATACTGAAAGAGTATCTAGAAGAAAAGAAGCACTTAAGAGAGTTAAAAGTGCTGCTAAAAAAGTAGGTAAAGGAATTCAAGGATCTCTTGGTGTTGCTGCACGAGCAGCAGGCACTGCAGCAAGAGCAGGTAGTCGTGTAAAGGGTGCTATTTCCAAAGGATATCAAAGAGGTAGATATGGTTCTGGTGGATCAGAATCATCCTCAGATTCTGAGTCATCTTCTAGTGGATCAACTTCATCAAGAGAAAGGGAAACAACATCTTCAACTCCAGCAAGAAGGAAAGATAGTCTTTTGAAGAGAGGTCTTAAAAAACTAGTTAGAGGTGCAGGAAAGACAATTAGCACTGGATTGGGTGCAGCTAAAGCAGCATCTGATTATGTTGTTAGTAGAGCTGCAAAAAGATAGAGAGATATAAATAATCTTAGGATTTTAATTAAAATAAGAAAATGTTATCTTCGTCGGATGTTAGGTCAATTTATGAAGCTTATGCTTCTATTTACGAGGATTCTTCTGTTGAAGATCTAAGTCTTTTGGAAGAAATTGTAGAAGAAATTTCTTATGAAATGATTGAAGAGGGTTATGATATCGAAGAAATTGAAGAATCTTTCGATGATGAACTGATTGAGGAAATTCTCATTGAAGCAAAAGTCACTTATGGAAGTGACACTGAGAGTCCTGAAGAAAGACGTACTCGTGCCAAAGCAAAGGTTGGAGAAAAGAAGGCAGCAGCACGTAAGGCAGCAGTTAAGGGTGCCGTTAAAGCAGCAGGAGAGAAGGCAAAGGAAGCAAAGAGTGAAGTAGGTCGTCGTGCTAGCAACGTAGTAACCAGGGCAAAAGCAGGTGCCACCAGAGCAGCAATGGCAGCAACTGGAGTCAAGGCAACTGATGTTCCCACAAAATCAGGTAAGGCACGTAAGTCTGCTGATACTTTTGTTGCTGGACGTAAGGCAGATAGAGATTCTGCTAAAGCAGTTATTAAACAAAAAGTAAAATCGAAAGCAGCAGGTGCTAAAGCAGCAGCAGGTATTGCTGGATCGATTGCTAAGGATGAGGCAAGAAGAGCAGGAAGAAAGGCAGCACACACTGCTGGCAAGGCAGCACAGGCAGTCAAGGATGCTCCTGGTAAGGCAGCAGGTGCTGCTAAGAGAGGTCTTAAGGGTCTGATTAGAAAAGGTGCTGAGAAGGTTGCTAGTGCTGCTGGAAAGGTTGCTAAGAGAATGACTGAAGAGGTTGAAACCTACGATGTAGTTATTGACTTCTTGATCTCTGAGGGCATCGCAGAAGACCTCCAAGAGGCACAATGGTTGATGGTCAATGAAGTTGACTCTGAGGACATTGAGACCATTCTAGAAGCATATGGACAACCAATGACAAAGAGGCAAGAATACCTTACAAAAAAGGTTGGTAAAATGAACAAAGATAAATCAGGATCTGCCCACAGTTATGTCCCTGGTAAGCAAAGTGCTGGAGCAGCATTGGATAAGGCAAATCAATCTTCAATGCAAATGCGTGGACTTTGACATAAAACTCACATAATACTTAGAGGAGGGCTTGACAAGTCCTCCTTTTTTTATTAGACTAGGTTTGTCCCCGTTAGAGATAAATAATAGCTCATTGAGATCTATAAGATGAGCTATGAGAATCCATGGAGATATGATGGCAAAGTTTTTGACTCTGATGATATTGGGAACTACTTTGGCTTTGTTTACTGTATTACCAATGTATCCACCAACCGTAAATACCTTGGAAGGAAGTACTTTTGGTCGTTCAGAAAACCTCCTGGAAAGAAAAGAAAGGTAAAACAAGAATCAGATTGGAAAAAGTATTATGGTTCTTGTCCAGAGTTGAAAGAAGATATAAAAAAGTATGGTAAAGAGATCTTCAGTAGAGAAATACTAAGTCTTCATGAGACTAGAGGTCTTTGTAATTATGAAGAAACTAAGCAGTTATTTCTCAATAATGTTTTAAGTGAGTCTCTTGACAACGGGACTCCTGCGTTCTATAATAGCAACATTCTCGGACGCTACATGCGTAAAGACTATGGTAACTTTGGAAGACACTCTGAAGACGACTCATGACTGGGCAGTTGACAGACTGCACACTCTCTGTGAAATGGAGACCTATGATGTAATAGAATCCATTGAGAATGCCCATGCTCTTCAATCGGAGTTTGCCGAATGGTTAAATCCCAATAACGAAGATCATGAGATTTACTCTTTAGAGTATATTGGTGGAGAATATTAATTCATCTATATATTCTGTGCCAAACAAGTGCGATTTGATTTGGATGTCGATTTCTATTAATTTTAATGATTAAACGATTTACCCCACTTTTGCTTGCTATTTCAACTTCTGCGGCATGTGCTTATCCTTCATTTAGTGACATCAAAGCACCTCCGACAATAGAAGAACCTGTAGTAGGGAAAATAAATCCTGAAAAAGTAGAGCAAATTGAGGTAGTGGAAAAAAAATGGAAATGTCCTGATTGTAATGAGAATGAAAAATATGTTCTCAAAGAACTTCAGGATAAAACTATGATCACTGATCGTAATGCTCTTGCTACTATCATGGGCAATATTAAATCAGAATCTAATTTCTATCCAAACATTTGTGAAGGTGGTGCTAGAGTTCCATATAATAAGTGTTATCGTGGTGGATATGGTTTAATTCAATGGACTACTCAAAAAAGATATGATGGTCTTGGCATTTTTTGTAAGAAATATGGATGTGATCCCTCATCACTTGAAGGACAAACTCGTTACATGATCAATGAGGTTCAGTTCCAAAAAGTTCTTCCTGAATTCGAAGGACGTGGTATGCCAGTTCATCAATATATGGTTCCTGCTTATTATTGGTTGGGTTGGGGTATCAAAGGTCATCGTGAATTGTATGCTTATGATTACACTAAAAAGATGGTATGGGTATGATGAACGAAGATTGGCGTTATAGTGAGCAGAAATTGGAATTGCGACAAAAAGCATATTCTCTTCTTTTAAACAGATTTGGTTCTCTATTAAATGAAAATGGAGAACCAAATCACAGTATGCAATCAATTGCAGAATGTGCTCATGATTGGGTATCGCAAGGTAATGTAAATACTAGTGGACTAGTAAAATATTATGAGGCATATTACTCATGAAAAACTTTTTTGCTGCACTAGTCGCAGCTGTTTCATTTGGTTCTCCAGTTTTGGCAGAACCAACTAAAGGATTCTATACGATGGACTCAATGGGTTGCATGATCTTACGAGAATGCACCGACAATGTTCGACGAATCAC